GTAAAATTAAAACCAGAAATTGTAACCGTATTTCCACCTGCCGTTGTTGATATTGTTTGATTTGGTAATGGACTAACTAGTGGCCCTCTGAAAGCATTTATAAACGATTGCTTTGATGTATTGTTGGGTTTATGAAGTAAATTTAATTGTAGTGTATCAATTTTATTTACAAATCCACGTCTATTGTCTTTTGATAACCCTATTGAATATTGCAATATTTCGTCTGCCGTTCCTAATTTTTGGATTGGAGCAGTTCCTTGTTCACTATATCCTACAGATAAAAAATGTTCGTTATCAATTTCTATATCTTTAGTTAGTATTTTGGTCCCATCAACATTGTCGTGTTCATGTTTAGCATAATCACGTTTAAAGGTTTCAAGTATAGAGGTTAATTCCATTACTTGTCTTTCTAAGTTATCTATTTTGTTTTTTGTTTCTATATCCATAATTATACATTGGTATTAAGGCTTTTAACATTGGCTATTGGGTTGGTGTTGATTGTTTTTATGTTTGCCTTTAGATTGGTGTTGTAGGATTTTAGGTTTGCGGGACCTGAAGCAACTAAGGGATAAATAGCCACCATAAAACATTGCCAATCTACCACATCCCAAATTGTAAAAGAATCAGCATCTAAAACAGAATTTGTATAAATATATTCAGCAGAGCCAATACAACAGTTTGATGATATTGTTCCTGCTGTTCCAGTTGTTCTTTCTTGTCCATTAGAAAAATTAGTAGGGATACCTGTCATAGCACTTCCATCATCTGTTTTTTCTCCTGCTGAATAAAATCCTGCTAACCAAAGATATTCTTTTGAGCCACCAACTGGAGTTAATGAATTTGGGTCAGGGTATCTACTATNTCCAGTTGCTCTAATTGAAATATCTGGAGTAGTATTAGCAAATCCTTGTATATTATAAGCAACAGTACAGATTTTTACATTTCCACTTGTTGTAACAACACAACTTCCTCCCTCTGTACCATCAAGAATTTTATAAATTACATGTATTCCACCAGCAGAATTTGTTAAGTTTACAAAACTGTCATCAATAGTAATTGTTTGATATACATTCGCAATAGAAACGAATATAACAACTAAATCACCAGTATTTTGANTAAAATTAACTGTGTGTGGTTGTNGTGATGTAGTATCTACTGAAGTTGTTCTATTTGCTATTGATATTGCCATATAATTATGCCACTGTTGATTGCTGGTCTGGGGATGGATTGAAGTAAATCGCATCTGCTGACAAAGCAAATCCTACTACTTTAATAATTGCATCTGCTCCCGTCGGTATTGTCTCTTGCATCGCACCAAGTGTTTCTCCTGCATAAAGTGTTGCTCCTACAGTCCAGTTCCATGTATCTAATCTAACAAAAGAATTAGGTAATGCTACTTTCATTATTTGTGTATCTGTTTTAGCCTCAAGTGCAATTCCCATAAGTCCTTGACATGTAGCAACTGCATCTGCATCTACTTCAAGCCATTTTCCACCACTTCCAAAGAACACTAAATCTCCTACTGCTGAAGAATAACCAGAAGCGAAACTATCGGTTGTATTTCCAGTAACATAAGTATCTGCTGTTGGTAGGGTTAAATTTATTCGGCAATTATCTGCAATTGTAATTATTCCTGTAAATGTGGGACTTGCTAGTGATGCTTTCAAATCAAGTGCTGTTTTTGTTGCTTTTGCACTTGGAATAGTATCATCATTAGCACTTACTGAACTTAAATCACTATCAATTGCTAGAGCTTCAATATTTCCACCAGTCTTTCTTCCTACTATTGTTTGTTCTGCTACTGTTAAAGCGACAGGGGTGTTATCTGTTGTTGCATATAGGATTGTGTGGGCGTCATATGTTCCCTTTGAAACTGCGTTATCTGCTAAAATTCCTTGTGCTGAAGTTGCAAAAGTTGATGTTGGAATACCATTTTTTAATGTTTTACTATTGTCTCCATCCCATTGAGGAATATAACTGTCATCATTTAGAGTTGGCCCTATTACATCCCCAACACCTGTCCCATTAGTTCCCTTTAATGCTAAAATATCCCAATAAATATCATCGGCTGGTGTTTGTCCCGAAGCTGAGGTTGCATTTATATAAATATAAGAGGTTCCACCATAAGCTACACAATCATTTGCAGAGTAAGTAGTACCTGAATCATAAGTTCCTTTCCAAATATAAGAGATACCGTCATCTCCTGTGTCCCCTGTAGCTCCTGTAGCTCCTGTAGCTCCTGTAGCTCCTGTAGCTCCTGTAGAAGCTAATAAAGCCCAGTAAGTTGTATTAGTTGGTAAGTTGCCTGTTGTGTTAGCCTTGCAGGCGTAACCAGATCCATTGTAGTCTATTATATCGCCTATAGTGTAAGCTGTTGCCCCATTATAAGTTCCTTTTAATAATTCTGAAAATAATTTATTTGCCATATTATGATTTAATTAAATTTGTATATGAAATTGGGGTGTCCCATAATAATACTTCATCCTCTGATAATCCAACTAATACATAATCTGGGGTATCGGTTGTTATATAAGCCAGTGTATGACTAAATGGATGATCAAGAAAAGTTGCTATATTTTTAGTTGTATTCGTAAAAGTTGCTATATTTTTAGTTGTATTCGTAAAAGTTGCCATTATTCTGGTGAATTATATTTACCCCTAATAACACGTCTCTCGTCTTTACCTCTCGTTCCATAGAAATCACTTACCTGTTGTTCCATTTTCTGGATTTCATACTCCAGTGTTTTCATATTAGCCAATCCATTTCTCATAGCGTATTGATAAGATGGATAAAGTGCTAGATATGAATGGAAAAGACCAGCAAAACCAGGTTTCTTTGTTGTATCTGATGTTGTAAAGTATGAAGCCTCTCGGTTTATATATAATTTAAGCCCACCCTCTGAATCATAAGAGGGTATTTGTTCTAAAAAGATACCATTTCCAGTTTTATCATAGTAGATTACTTTTCCTTGTGTATTTTTTCCATCATAAAAGCCCTGTGTTCCTGATTGAGACTGTACATCTATTGGATAAATCTCATAATAAACACCATTTTCATCGGCTACCATTACTTTATATATATCAAGAATAAGATTACCATTTTCATCTGACGTAAATGAGTAATCTCTTTGCCCTGCGACCAAGTTTGTTTTTATTATTGGATAATCTGTAAAGTTTGAATCATCAAACTGCCACGTTCCACCTGCTTTGAATATTATATTAAGTATTCTATCTAGTCCGACATTAGCATCTAGCACTTTTTCTGCGATTGGATAACTTATTGAATTAGACTTGACGTTTGAATCAATTAGGGAAACAATATTTGTAAAATTTAAAGACATATTTTATTCCCACAACTCCTGCTATTATACCACATTTTTAATACTACTTTTCTAGTTCTCTCTATCCCATAATCCTAGTTGTGGTACGATTACTCGTTAGGATTACAGGAAAGAAAGCACTAGGCTTTCTTCTTAAAACTATTCTTAAACTCTTCCAGTCTATTGAATGTTTTAATAATTACTTCTCCATTTAATATCTCACTACTTTCAATATCATCATATTCTTTAAGGTGTGGAATTACTTCTTTCTTTATCATTGGTATAACCTTATCTTTAATCTTTTGAATCTTTAAGCCAATCTTATTTCTATCGTTTTCTAATTTTTCTCTTTCGTCTCGTAGTGCATAATGTTCTTTGACCATCTCCTCTGGGATTGCTTTTAGTTTAATGTCTTCAATAGCAGTACCAATCTTTTTAAGTTCTTCTATTTGGTGGTTTATTTCTGCCTTTAGTTTTTCACCTGATTGGATTAAATCATCTGGTTTAATATCATCAGTAATAACTCTTTCTTGTTTATCAAGCTCGGCAATCTTAGCCTCAATTTCTTCCATTTGCTTTGATATTTCTCTGCCTTCAAAAACAAGTTCTTCTTTTTGTGATAGTAGGTCTACTATTTTTTTATTTGTTAGTTTTATCATTTTATTTTTTATACATATTCATACATAGATAGATATGCTTCTTCCCATTTTAAATAATTTAGGTTGATATCATATTTGTTAATAACGTATTCTTTTGCCTTAATCCCCATTCTAACACGTCTTTCTNTATCCTTAATTAGAGCTTCGGTCTCTGGAATCCAATTTTCATTTTCACTTATGATAATCATATGTTTTGCATCATCTCCATCTACTTCATAAGGACTTTGCTTGTCTGGAAATCCTTGTGCTATACAGGGAATTTCAAGCATAGACATTTCCAAAAATTTAAGATTTGATTTACAGCGATTAAAGTAATTATCTTGTCTTGGAATTAAAACCATATCTAGTCTCAATTCATTTAATACTTGATAATAATCTTGATTATTTACGAATGTTTGCCATTCTATGTTGTCCCAAGTAGTTAAATAATCAAGATATTTATATTCTTCTGAATAAAGTTCTCTTGTTATTTGGTCTTGCCTTGCTGGCGGCATTGAGAACAATATTATTGTTACATCTTTTCTATTTTTGAAATGGTCTAAGATTGGCTTAGCTATTTCAAAATCTGATGTCATTCCCGTTGAACCAACTATCCCTATTCGCACTCTATCACCTTCGTTCTTTAGTGGCTCATCAAAGTAAAATGGGTCTATATAATTGGGTAATACTACTACATTGGGATTTATTTTACGATATTCTTCTGCAAGAAATTCTGTTGAGCAAGTAACCAGGTCTGCTTCTTTTATAAACTTGTCTATGGTGTCGTTTATTCTTTCAAGACCCCTCTTTACTCTTTCATAATTCATATACTCATTAAACCTAATCCCCCCGTCATCCTTAAATGTATCATCGTTATCAAAGACTATCTTTTTGCCCATACCCTTTAAAAGTTTTGCTACTTCTAATTTATTTGGGTCATCTGGTCTATGGAAAACAATTACATCTGCTTTTTGTGCGGCCATAGATTTAACTTCAGCTGGTTTTGTATCAAGACTCATACCAATACGATCTCCATCCCACCCATTTGCAACCAGTGGTAATAGACACCTAACAGTATAGCAACCCTGTAACCCCGAATTTATAAAATAAACCCTCATACTATTCTTCTGTCCGCTTGACTAGGTTTCCATACTTATCAAACTCCTCCCTTACTCTTTTAAGTTTATTTGCGATAACTACCCGTGGTTTATTTTCCTGTGGTTTATTTTCTGTTTTTTCTAATATATTTTTCATAAATTGTTTCCTCAATTTGCCCATATCTTATTCCTCATTGAGGTGTGGATACGATACGAGCAAACAATTATATACTTAAGGTATTAATTTAAATCAAACTATTCCTTTGTTATGATTTTAACACCTGCAACATCTCTATTTTCTATTACACCATAAAGAATATCTGCGGTTGTAATTGTTGAAAGGTATTGAGGGACATAATTTGATTGAACACGAACTCCATTTGAACCAACCATTCCACCCTTAGAACCCCCTGATCCTAATGGGGATGTTGCCCAATGAATTGCATCCTTGTGAGCAAGAGCATTGTAGTAACCAGTTGTACCACTAACATACTGAATTTGAGTAGTTATGTACACTGGAATACCATAGAGCATAGCCATAGGTGTCTTAGCAACGGGGTCTTGAACTGGACTGTTTATTGCAAGACTAAACTTGTCAATATTTTGTAACTGTGCCCAGAAAACCGTTGGATTTACAAAGAAGGCACGATCTGTCTGTGGAACATTACCATTATCCAAGTAAGCAATAGCTGCTCGGATTTCGGAATCTGCAACTGCTGTTGTAGAAGCTCCGACTGATTGTGAAAAACCAGAGAATAATGAAGCCAAAGCTGTATCAAGAACTTTTGCGATTGCGAAAGCTGCGTTCTGAGCATAAGTATTCATAATTGCATATGAATGCTTAACTTGAGCTGCTTCTCGGTCTTCAATAGCGAATGATGCTTCGTACCAGTTTGAAATTGTTAATGTTGTTGCTGTTTCAGTAGGACTATTGAGGGTCACTGCTGTAGCAACTGTTTTACTATTAGCACCGATTTCAGTAATGTTTGGTGTGTAAACAATGTTACCACCTGCACTTACTTCGTCAGAACGATCAGTAAAGAAGTTTGCTAATACAAGATTTGAACGATAGAAATCATTGATTTTCTGACCCCAAACTGCTGGGATAAAAACATCAAGGTCTCCTCCGTCTCCTGTAAATGTATCTGTAGGGAAAGCCATTTTATTTTAAGTCTTAGTTGCTTTCCTTTTGTTAAAATTAACTAATAATAAGAAAAGAAACTTTGACTAACTTAGTGATTCTTTCCAGAGCCTCTTATGTTCTTCTTCAGAAAGACCAACNTGCTTAAAATCTGGCTTGTTAGTTTTCTGTCCTGAACCTTTTGACGCACCTAATTTAGCTCGTTCTGCCCTTAGGTCTACTTGTTTCTTATCGTAATAAGCTACAAACAATGGGTCTTTCTCTGCGTTAAGCAGTGATATTCCCTTACCTTTGGCAATACTATTTAATTGGGATAATGATTCCTCATCCATCCCTTTCGCAATTAGGATTGCTTCCTCTCTGGAGAGAGTGTTATTAATTGAAACTTCGGAAGGTTTAGAAACTGGTTTAACAATTTGCTTTGCTTTACGCTTAGCGATTGCTTGCCATTTTAATGCTTCTGACTTCCAGTCAATTTCCTTTTCAGGAATATTGGCTTCGGTAGATTCGTCTGTTTCTTCAACAGTCTCATCTGCCATTTCGTAGGTTTCATCGTAGGTTTCATTTGCTTCCTGTTCTACTTCAGGAGTATTTTCATCATTTTGCATAGTGATGTACTAGGTTTGTTTAGACCTCTTTGTCTTGAGTTGGCTATCTCGTTAATAATCAGCTTTTGAACGGTACTGTAACCGCAATAGTTATTCGCTTTGATTTAAGTTTTTAGCTTTTGGGTCTTCTTTATACATATCATCTATCTCCTTGAGTGCAACTTTGATTATCTCATTAGCTTCTGCAAAACCAGAAACATCTTGTTTACTTAGAACTGCCCTAATAACCTTAGTATGAAGTGTTTTAGTAAAATACCTCCTTAGCTCTGCTATTGTTGCCTTGTCTTGTGAAAGTAATATTAGTCTATCCATAGTTTATTAATAATTTATTTATAATTATTGTTGTGCTTCTGGTAATACTGAATCAGTTTGTTTTGTTAGTGCTGGTGTATTAGGAGCTTCTATTGGTCCACCTGTGGTTTGTGTGGGGGTTTGTGTAGGGGTTTGTGTGGGGGTTTGTGGATAGAATTTAATCCCCGATAGTTCTAGCATTTGAGTAAAGACTTGCATCAGATTAGGGTCTTGTAATAGTGCTGGGTTGGCTGCCATTTGATTAAGAACATTAAATAATGATATGAGGTTTTCTTGTTTGTTTTTTGCTTCACCTGTTAGATCAATAGTTATCTTTGCTTCAAATCCCCTAAAGTAATTGTCTGGGATGTCTATATATCTTCGTTCTTT